CGTTACTGAATTTTCACTGGCTACTGCAGGTTCATTGGGTACTCCCATCTCCTTCATAAACTTTGTAAGAGGGTCTTTGTTGTCTCCTCGTACAGTACGTACATAAAACTCTGAGTGTCTAGGGTGTATACCAGATGCAGAGTCTACCAGTTGAGATACTGTACCAGAAGGCTTAACACACGTTATTGCTGTAGAGACAGGAATACCTAACTTCTTTGCCAGTTTTTCATTTGTACGGATAGCTTCCTGCTTTAAGCCGCTGAGCGTTTTTTCAAGGTCAGGGCGACAATGATTTAAATTCACGTTGTCCATTATACCAGTAAGTGAAACGCCTAACAGACGCTCCTCTTCAGTGTTGTCTCGCCATATCTTACGAATGTACTTGAGATCAGTAAGAGTAGCTTGATAAGTTCCTAACTCCGTAGCTAAATTTATCTTAGCCTTTAGGTCTTCTACACCGTCTGTACTCTTTACTACTACCTCTGTAAGATTACAGAACTGGTACGGCCTCAGTATTATCTCACTGCAAGGGTTCGTTCCCCATTCGTGATCTGGATCTCTACGCCCACTGCGTTCAACGGTTCTTCTTGCAGAGTCTCTATTGAATAAACCTCGTTCTCCAGATTTACTTTCGTACAGAGAGAACCACTCTTTCATAAAGGTATTCATGTCGGGGCGTTCATAGTAAACTGCAGAGTTATTAGCTAAACCTCTGTGGGGAAAATCTCGTATCCATTCCCCTGACTTAGCCACACGCATTCTGTTAGAGTTCAGATCACTTAGAGATATCAATGCAGATCTACGTACACCTCCCACTACAACTACACTAGCTATCTTACACACCAGATCGTGACACTCCAGCATGTTAAGCTTTCTTCCTGCAGCTTCTTTAAAAAGAGAAATAGTAAAGGTAAACAGTTCATCGAGAGGGGCAGGACCAGAGGATCGTCCACCAAAAGTTTTAAGTCTTGCACCAGCAGGGCGCAATCTGGATAGATCCCATTTTGGTAGTTGACCTGCATATAGAAATGCTATCAACTCTCGTAACCCTCTGGCCCAACCTGCCTTAGAGTCCTGCACAATAATAGTAGTTTCTGTTTCTTCAAGTAATTCATTTACAACTGAAAGTTTTTCTACGTGACTTCGTTCACACGAGAAGCCTACGCCTGTACCACACATAAGAACATAAAGTATTTCATCGAAAGCTCTGGGAGAATCTACTGGAATGTAAGAACAATTGTACCCTGATATATTATCTTTTTCTAGGGCTGGCCCTGCAGTCATTAAAGCTCTCATCGACGGCATGATCTGTAAAGTTAGAATGGCGTTCTCTAGTCGCTTACGGTCAGGCATCTTGTAGTTGAACTTGTCTAACAGATGGTTCTCTAAGAAGTTAAGGTATCTGGTTACTGTTTCGTTCCAGGTTTCTCTTCTGGGAACCTCTAAGTCTCCTAGCCAACGTGCATACCTAGACAGGTGTATGAATTTTTGATAGTCCGTAGGCAAATTACTCATTAGCCATCTCCTCTATCAATCTGCTCAGATACCACTGTGCCTTGAGTAAATCTTTAATTGGCATTTCTTTATGCATGTGTCTGGATAAATACTTTATAATGTTTCCCTTGAGATGCCCTCTGAATTCCTCTTCAGACATGCAGTCTTTAATTAGGTCAATAGTTTCACGATCCCCCTGATTATAATGGGAGGGGTTATTAACTTGCTCCTGATAACTTGCCATTATTTATGCAGCTTCCAAAAAATATATCTGTCTCCATCCCAACTTCTAATGGCGATAGATTCTTCATTAGGGTTTGCAATTTGTGCGCCTACGAATTGCCACTTCGCGCCTTTACTCATTTGTTCATTTGCAACTTGAAAAAATTCTCTATTGTCACTAACAAACATAAGAGAAGATAAAATAGAAAAAATCATAAACATACTAGTTCTCCTTACTTCCTTCTGGGAAATTTACTTTGATTATATTGTCTACAGACTCATACCTAGGTTTTTTTTCTTCAAACTCTCCCAACCCTTCCATTAATTCTTGTACTATACTTTCATGACCTAGTTTCATAATATCCTCGTATGAAGTTTCCATTACAGTAAGTAAACCATGAAGCAGAATATGTGCAGATGAATTTAAAGATTCTGATGTAGTATCAAAACATCTTACAGATACTTTTCCTGGGCCTTCTGGAAGGATAACCATGTACAACCTTCCTCCAGCTAGTTGTAGCCCCTCTACCTGTATTGCTCTACGCTCTTCTTCAGATAGCTTAGATAAATCTTGTGCAGAAAATATCTTATTTATATAGTCATCATCCATTTAACCAATCCTGTGGAACGCTTCCTTCTGCCCATTGAAATCCATGACGGTCACACCATGTGCCGTAAGTAGTTTTTGATCCTTTGTAAATTTTTTTATTTGCGTTCATAAAAATAAATCGGATGTCAATTTCTGGATTTTGTTCTTTTATGAGCTTGTGTTTAGCCCTGTCGTCTTGTGTTAATCTTCCCTTGGTTTCAATGTGAAAATCAAAATCAGTAAGGTAGAAGTCTGGGTTGTACATTCGTACACTTGGCTGAAAAGGTATCTTAACACTTTCGTAGTTAAATTTAATTCCCTGTTGGTTTAGAGTTCTTGCAAACCCCGCTTCAAAATTAGACCTGAACTTCATAATAGTAGTCCAAGTCACTAAATTTTTTAACAAAATAAGCATGTGCTTTATTGTCTAGGGTTGTAAGAATCATATTAAAACTTCTTATAGGATAAATAACAAGAGTAGCGTTACGCAGAACATCAAACACTCCTTTAAAATCTTCAGACGCTATTTGTCTGTATTTGGTATCAAAATCTTCGTCTTTCCACTCCCCTGACGAGTTCATATTATTTCTGAATCTTATCGGCAAACCAATTTCTGTATCTCTAAGAGAGAGTGTCAGGGGAGCAACGGAATCTTTTTTAACAGTATCAAAGTACACAAATCTGGCATGTGCATTATACGTTACATCTATTTCTGATACCCTTTCTGAAAGGTACAAGGGCATTAAAGATCTTCTGTAACGAGCTTAGAGTACCATACAAGAGGCCTTCTTTTTTTATTTAAGTTTACTTTTCGATGTAATTCTACTTTAGGCCAGCAATGTTTTTTATAGCCACAGAAGCCACAATCTTTTGGTAGCAACCTATTACCTGTAGTTTTTATAGATTTGTCTGTGTCTTTATAAGTTTCTGGCACGTCTTCAAAACACCTTTCAAATGGCTCATCAGACAACATTTTGTATATGGTTTCTTTAGCTTCCTCTAAAGATTGTTTTTTATCTTCGTCCTGCACGTCTGGGGCCTCACACACAGCCCACTCTCCAGTAGACTTATTGATAACTATCCACCCACCAAAGTCATGCCCTGATGCTTCAGAGTACAGATACCCTTGCTTAATGTACCCAAAAGGATCATTTTCTTTTACGGCTTCGTAGCCGCCAAAAGCACTGAACTTAGATGAAAAGGCAGCGGGAGATGCACTTTTTATATCCCATATTTTATCGGATACCTTAACATCGTACGTACCCTTCATTGTCATATCTGCAATGTTTAGTTCTACTGCCTTCTGTTCTTCTTGTACCTCTACACCAGCCCCTTTCATAACTGCAATTGCTACAGCTTCTATTAAGTCACCTAGAAGGAATTTCATTATTAATGTGTAGTCATTCTCTGACTTTACATTCGGATCTTTATCTAGTTTCTGTTGACAGAGTGGTCGTCCTATACCAGACATCCTAATACGATACTCTCTATCCTTAGAGTTAAATTGTTTTTCTAAGGCATTACCACAAGATTCCTTGAACTCTTCAATGAGGTGAGGGGGCATTGTAACCCCCTCGCCGTCACTGTTCAGAGCCTCGTGAAGAAACACCTGTACTTTAGTAAGAATATCAGCAGACATATTGGAGCAACTATGCGCCTACTGCTAGTTCTGCCTCAACGTCCAGTTCGTCTTGAACGTCCAGAAGCTTCTTAGCGTCCTTGTGTTCCTTCAAAACATAGGCGTTGTATTTATTAACGTCATCAGCAAAACTAGATAGTATATTGATGTCTTCTTCTCCAAAATGAGGCTCACCTGTTTCAGATACCTTGGCTTGGTAGTAGGTAACTGAACCACGTTGCATACGCTCTGTCGCAAGTTTAACAGACGTTTTCAACATGATCTTCTTGTGGTCGGTAAGACCCTTAATAAAGTCGGAAACTGGAATAAAAGAAGCTCCTCTGACAGTCCACATAAAAGGAGTATCTTTCATGTCAACAGTCTTTTTAGGAGAATCTGCTTCGTACGCTTTTCCAGATTCTATTACGCCATAAATAGTTTGGGCGCACCGGATAGATTTCTGCAAGGCCTTTTCAATAGAACTGTCTCCAAGAGAATCTATTTCTTCACGGCCTAGCTTACCACATTTCAATCCACCTGTAGTGTCTGGAAATGCGTCCTTCAAGGAAGGTTTTAATACAGTCCTATTAGAAAATCTGTTTTCAGATTGGTCATAGACACTGTAACCAAACATACGTAAAAACAAACGTACGGTTGGATTGTTGATGTAATATGTAGAGTTGTCAATCCACAGACGATACTTACCGCGAGGTATTGTATTGCCCTCACTGTCGTCCGTACTCTGTTCAATTGACAAGCGCGGAATACGATCCGCTTGAGAAAAATCGTCTTGGCCTATGGCTTTAGCGAATTTTTCAAAATCCTGGTCGTTAATATTTTCGGGTACAACCAGAACATTTTCGTCGATGGTAACAATATTGTTGGTCATGCAACCTCCTTTAGGTCTAACCAGTTTGGGCCTATCTTTAGTTCTACTTCAATAGGCATGTCTAAGTCAATACTAAATCTTTCTTTACATTCATTTTTCAAACTTAACATTGACTCTCGTAAAAGATCTATTGCCTCTGTCTTTTCCTCTTGAGGCACATCCATTACAATAGAGTCATGGACTGTATTTATTATTTTACACCTCATGTCGGACTTGTCAAGTCTTTTTTTCAGTACAATTAGAGCCAAAGGTAAAAGATCAGCGGTAGCAAAGCCTTGTACAGGATAATTTTTTATAGCGGTAGACCCTGTTACCCCACCATAAGACGTAAATTGTGCGTAAGGAAAGCTGTACTCTCGTCCAGAAGGAAGCTCAATCTTTTTAGTGGTTACTGCTTCCGTTTGTAATTCTTTATGCCACTCTGCAACTCCTTGATATTTAGTTCTAAAAGCAGCGTAATACCTCATCTCATTTTCTGTACCAAAAGTACCGCCGTACAGAGGCTTAAA